TCGCGCATCAGTTTGGCGATTTTGGCGGCGTTCATGTCCCCTGCTGCGAAATCAGCTTTGCCCGGCAGATAGCTGTCGAGCATCAGCACGATCTGTTTTTGCACCTTTTGCACCAGACCCGCGCTGGCCATGTGGCTGTGCAAGGCGGCCAGGCATTGCGCCTCAAGCGCGGCCTGGGCCTGTGGGATGCGTTTGAGCGCCAGCGCCGAAAGCCCCGCACTGATCACCGTCGCCGCCCCGCCCGTGGACGCGATATCGACCGCCGCCGTCGCAAGCTGCCCGCAACAGGCCGCGACGTTGACGCCGTGCAATACTTTTTCAACCATTCACACGTCCCCTATGGCGGGCAGTTTAGCGGGGGTCTGTGTGCGATCAACCGGAAATAGGTGAGAATTCGGACTTGCAGGGGCGGGCGGGCATCATTAGACGGGTCAGCGGAGACGTGGCCGAGTGGTCGAAGGCGCTCCCCTGCTAAGGGAGTAGGCCCGGAAGGGTCTCGAGGGTTCGAATCCCTTCGTCTCCGCCACCTTCTTGAAATAATCTATTAAAATCAGCCTCTTGCGGGGCGATTTGTCAAACTGATTTGTTAGGTTTGACAGTTTCTGTTCTTGGTTCGATCCGGTCCAGCCGGTCAACGGCCCGTTGTGCCAGCCCCTTTCGGCCCGCTTCCACAGTATATCGAGTCACTTCCGCCAGCGAACGGTGCCCGCTGATCGCCATGATTTCGTGAGGGGTGCAGCCCGCTTCTGCCAGTCTGCGGCACGTCGCCTTGCGCAACCCATGAGGTGACAGACCATCGGGCAACCCGGCTTCCCGCGCCACGTCGCGGAACCAATTAGTGAAGCCTGCCGGGCTGAATGGCTTGCCCTGCGCCGTGACTAAGAACGTCAAATTGTCGAACGGCAGTGAGTCAATCGCGGCCTTCAATTCGGGATGCAGCGGAACATGCACATCCTGCCCCGTTTTCTGTTGAACTATACTCAGCACACCATTGCGGATGTGTTGCCGCCCCATGCGAACCGCGTCCGAACGGCGCTGCCCAGTGTAGAGCAACAGCGACAACGCCAGATGCGCGCGGGTTCCCGGCTTGTGGTGATCGGTGAAGGCTTCAATGTGGTGTTCTTCCCACGTCTTGAATCCAGCCGTCTTGTGGCGAATTTTCCGAACGCCTTGCGTTGGATCATCGCCGCGCCAGCCAAGGTCGACCGCGTGACGCATCAGAAGATGCAACATCCTCAGAAGGTTGTTCGCAGCGGCGGGCGTTTCGGATTTTTCGCCAATGATCTTCTGCACATGCCCCCGCTGCATGTGGGCAACGCGCTTGTCGCCATGTTCGGCGCGAAAGCGTTCAATGATCCCGCGATAGGTTGTCTTGGTAGAGGTAGACAGCCCCGTGAAGTCGCTTGTGCGATAATATGAGACGATCAACCCGGAAACGGAACCGGGCGCAGTTTTCGCCGCGCCGATCTCCGCCCTCTGCCCAGCTTCGGCCATTTCATAAGCGGCCATGAATTCAGGGGTCCAGGGCAACCCCGCAAGCGGGATGCGTTTCCAGCCGGGGCGGCGGTAATACCAGCGCACCTTGCCATGCCGGTCTACAAAACCTTGGCAGTATTTCGGAGGTCGTCGGAGTTGTTTCATAAATCTAATCCCAATCATTCGCGTCTGCGTCGACGCAGTCGGGATTGTCGGTCGACAAGCGGTCAAATGCCAAGTCGACTTCGAACCGATCCCAGATATTTCGGACTCCGATCCGCTTGGGACGGGGCATCTGGCCCGCGTCGACCATCTTGTCGAAAAGCGTTGTGCCAATGCCGATGTAGCCCGCTGCCTCAGTGCGAGAGAGGCCGCGCTTTGAAGGCATCTGCATCAAGGGGGAACGGGCTGCATCGGTCATCGGCTGCGCCTCAGAACGCGCCGTTGAGGCGAACGCGCACGGTGCCGGTAGCAGCCGCGACGGATTCCACCGCCACGCCTAGCTTGGTGTTACCGCTGGCAGTCGAGGTCACAAGGCCATTGCCCGAGTTGTAGTAGACCGGGACGCCCGCGCCCGCAAAGGCTTCCGATGCGACCTTGGGCAGCGTCCAGACGCCACCGCAAGCCACGTCAACGGGTTCGCCGATTGCCGCGCTGCCTTGGGCCACGCCGATGATGGAACCGGCCTGCACGATTGCGCCGGAAACAACCGCCGCAGTGGCGGGAATGGTGATCGTGTCACCCTTTTGAACGTAGTTCTTTGCCATGATTCAGATGCCTTTCGAGGTGTTGAAGTTGATCGAGGAAGGGGGGCGATTGCCGCCCGCCCGTTGAATTTCGGAGTCGAGTGAGGCAAGCGCCGCTGCCAGTTCGGCATGGCTGCGATACCGGATCGATTCACCGCTGGAGTCGGTCACCATCAGGACGCCGGAAAACTTGGCGTCCATCAGGCGTTCGCGCCACTCGTGGAGTTGCGAGAGCGTTGCCATTACGCGCCCGCGTTCCGGTAAGCGCCCCGGTGATCCGTCGCACCTGCGCCGAAGTCGAGGGTGACGCGGAATTCCCGGCCCAGCACTTCCCAGCCGTCGCGGCTGGACAGTTGCGGCCCTTGCGCGCTGGACAGGTAGGCGTATTCCAGAACAGGGGCGGTTGCCGGGTCACCGAAGATGAACCAGCCGTTGCCGGTCAGGCGCGGTTCCACGATCAGCGACAGCTTGCCGCCAAAGGGATTCACGTCTGCCGTGGTGTTGGCTTGGATCGAGGTCAGCAACTTTTCGGCTGCGGTTTCCCGTGCCGGGCTGACCACGAGGAAGCGCGGAACCACGTTCACCGGAGTTTTGCCGTCCATCATCTTCTGAGTGCGCATCGCTTGCCGCGCCGCGTCCAGGGTCGCTTCGGACAGTGCCGCGCCGGTTGCGGCAAGGTTGCCATGATCGACATGGAACAAAGCCTTGCCGTCATCCATCGTGACGCCCGCGCCCGCATTCGCGGACAGAAGCGCCAAAAGCTGCCCGGCTTCGGTTTCCGCCGCTGCCTGACCCATCATTTCGCCCCAGCGGGCAAAGGCCCCCAGATCGTCGTTAATGATCGCCTTGCGCGACAGGCTGAAAATGCCGCCAAAGGTTTCCAGCGAATAGCCTTCCTTGGCTTCTGCCGTGGACAGGGCTTTGATCTCGCCCGCTTCCGTCACCTTTTCCAGTTTGGTGAAGTTGCCGATTTTCAGGGTCGACAAGGGGCGGAAGTCGGCTGCGGTGCGCTGCCGGGCAAGCTGTTTCAGCGGGCTTTCGGCGCGCCGGTAGGCATCGGCCAGAACGCGGTTGCCCGCGCCGGTCAGCAGTTCGGGAAAGTCGCTGAGGGTGTGCATGGCACGTTGCAGCAGTTCTTCCCGGCCCATCATCGCCACGCCAACGGTGCCGCTGCGGGTCAGGGCATCCCGGGCATAGTCTGTCAGACCCATTTGCATGAAGGGGCGCGCCGCGTCGGTCGGGGCGGTTCCCATCATGCGCGCGGACAGGGCTTCCACCTGCCGGGCTTGGATAACTGCCGGGTCATCGCCGGAAGCGCCAACGGTAGCAGTGCGGATCGGCTGCGCCGAACGCTGCGCCATCGCGTCAAAGGCCGCGCTGCGGGCGGCGGTCACATCCGCGCCGGAGTCGATTTGGGAGTCGGACCAGGCCGAGTCCAGGCCAGCCGTAGCGGCAATGGCGCGGATAGCGGTGCGGGTCTCAATGGTTGCCGCGTCGGGCGCGGTAGGGGACAGTTCGGGCAAGGTAGCACTCCTGATAAGGGCTTGGGGGTCTGCGGGGATTGCGACAAGGGAACACTCAACCAGTTCCCAGGTGGTGGCGGTGCGGACGCGCTGCCCGGTGGCGTCGGACGAGTCCTGCCACTTGGCCACGCGGTAACCGATGCTGACTCCGGTCACGTCGCCGCGCTCGATCGCGGCAAGGGCTGCGGGGTCGGAAATGCGAAGGGTCGCCACGATTTGCCCGGCTTCAAACCGGACATTTTCCACGCGGCCTTTCACGTCTTGGATGGATGCCTGCCGATGCGAGTTGAGAACCGGCAG